ATAATTTCTTGTCTTTTTGTAGTGTCTTTAACGTTGCGATAAAGCACTTGCAAAAACGTATTTGTATCTTCTTGTTTCATACTGTGATCGTATTGATCACCCCCTAAGTTATTAATATCACTCATTAATATTCTCCCTATCTCTGATTTTAAGTTTAGATTGACGGACTGTACGTGCGGGTTTTGCGGGTGTGATACGTTCAGGCGTGGCTTTGTAATTAATACTATTCCATAGCACTTCGTATCTACCCATCAATGCACGTTCATGGTCTCGCATTTGATCCATGATGACTGTTTGCATGTCATCTATTTTCTTAGCACGATCTGTAATTTCATCACGCCAGGTCAATATCTTTTCTGCAATGTCTTCCATCGTAGGCAATTCAATGGTGCTTTTGTAAGCCACATTAAATACCCTTGATGCTTCATCAGAATTCTGACTTTCATACCAATCAATTTCCTCATTCGTTAGATACTTATCAATTCTTTTTTGAAAATCCATAATAGCGTCATGCAATTGAGATAAGACTTCATCATCCCTCTGATAAACAAACAGGCGTAGTGTTGTGCCTTTATATAGCACGCACAATACACCTACTTCAGCATGACAAATATCCATCTGCATCTGTAATTGTAATGGCCCACGATAGAGTGGCAATTGATCTGCACTTTCCACCTCATGAGCTGTCAATTTAGATTCCAGGATAATGTTGCCGCTTAACTTAATCTTGTCAGCGTTAACACATATGATCCCATTTTCTAAATCAGTCATGATCTCTTGATCATCGCCCTGGACTGTGCCATCCAGGGAACATGCAATGGGTAAGGTGTCATGATGATACGCCTTGTCATGTGTTGTTTTTGGATTGCCTAGGCCTAACCTGGCACATGCTTCATTTAATATGATTGGTTCTAAAGTATTGCCCCAATTCATTGACTCATTGCTGATTGGCTCAGGCTCAATGCCTTTGTTAGCATCCATAATCATTTTCAATAATTCATTACGCGATTGAAAGCGCGAACACCCCATCAATACAGGCATCTGAGATGCACTTAACTCTTTGTTACTTGTGACTTTTCCTACCATTTTTAACTCTCCCTTTTTTCTAATTCAATTAAAATTTGATCGACCGCGCGTAAAAATTCCCAACACGTCCGATCATCGATCTTGCCTTGCTTTTCTAAGTTTTCGGCATGATGTAAAGCATCATATAAAACTTGATTAGTCATCTTATTTCCTCCAATGCAGTCTCAATGCACTCTTTTTGTGTTTTTAAATACACCGATCCACCGTAGCTAATTTGCTCAAAGAGTTTCCCCTTTTGACAAACAACCTCTTTAGGTGTCGGATACCAAAGATCTAAAAAATCTTCAATGGTATTTTGTAAACCGATACCAATTAAAGAACCAATAAGGATGCCGATAGCAAGCCACCGGCACCCGTACGAACCATCAACGATTTTACTTGTCATTAAATACCCCCTTATGAATTAAATCTTCACGTATGCATCGATAACCATTGAAATTATCTTTGCCACGATAAAAAGATTCATAAAATGTAGCGGCCTCATCACATGTATTAAAAGAACCCTCAATGGTCTCATGAGTACCAAAAGCCGTTACATTGCTCACGATTAGAATGAATTCAGTTATCATGAATTTCCTTTCCATTTTCATCAAAAACCATAACATCTTGATCATGGCCTATTAAATTAATAAACTCTTTTTTTGCCTCTTGAGGTGTTTCAAAACCCTCAATAGTTTTAGTTACAAGCCCTGTAATAATATATTTATTCATGGTTATCCCCTTTTACTTCATTAACAATGGATCTATGTATTTCAAACTCATTTAAGGCTTGTCGCGCTTCATATGCTAACGTTTTCACGTTGCGTGGGGTTCGGTCGATGTTATCCGCTAAAATAATGTCGGCCAATTCTAAATACATCTTTTTATAATTCATTTTAATATATCCTTTAATTAATGTATGCGGCACCATTGCCATGCGCTACAATAGCAATTGAAGGTGCGGTTGAATGTGATCCCATGCAAAGCTTACAAGTGTTGCATTGCGCTTTGCGTCCGGCTTCCTCGGATGCGGGGCATAATATTTCATTGCTTTGCTTATCAGATACGGCCGTTATAATGCGAAAAGTGCGGCGTTTACTTTGCCATGCAATACGCGCGTCCTTTAATGTATCGGCACTAATCATGGTAAGATCAGGCCTAACATCCGCGCTTTTAATGTTTGATTGATGTGTGTAGCCAGTATGCCCTTGAGATCGGGATAATAAAGCATCCCATATATAAGATGGAACAGCGGCCGGATCCCCGTAAGTGCCTAAGCGAACCATGCGATTATGGCCTAGTGCGGCAATATCTGTAGAATGTTTATAATTGCCCTTAATAAATGACTTATAAACTTGTAAGGGGCCATGAAATAACGTTACATAACATGATCGTTTAATAGCTTGCTTCTTATTTGGATCATCGGTCGGAAGCCCTTTATGATCACAATTGCCGCAAATAGAATAATCCGCGCCGGTTTTTGATGCTATTAATGGATCCATATCCGACCGGATAATGTAAGTTTGAACCATATTGCCAGTTTTCTTATTGGTGCTTTTGGCAAGTGCAATGACTACAATAGGTGCGCCGTCAATTAAGGACTTGCCTTGATAGATTATTTCATTATTCATTTTAATATATCCTTTCAAGATTAATTAAATGGGTTGTGCTACATGCTCAAATTGATAATCTAAGCGTTTCAATATATCAATATGACGTTGTGTAAACGTTTTTGAGTTAAGCAAAGATGTTAGCAATTTTGCATTGTCGCATGCGGGATAGACTAACTCATTGCCATATGTGTTTTTGATTGTGACTTTAAGTATCATTTTAATATATCCTTTCTAGATTAATTAATGATTGATAATGCTTAAAATAACATTAATGATTAAAAATAGTATTGCACATGCGATCATGTAGAATGATAAAGTCATCGCGACCATATCACCATGCGCGCCTACAATACCAAACATTAACGCAATAAATGCACATATAACTGAAGTAATTATTAAGCCTAGATTCATTTTATATACCTTTTCAAAGTTAATAAAATATGAATATCAGATATCCATAACGGGTACATTAAACTAAAAAGATATCTATGTATAATTGATTTTTCTTATCAATGCCTAGATCATGATAAGTATTTTAAATCAATGTGTGTATGTATATATATTAAAGGTATGAGATTGATATAACACCGTGAATGAATGATGATGATTAACTAGTTTGAAAAAGAAAACACAAACAACCAATTAAAACATACCAAACTACCTCTTTAATCATCTTTTATTTTAAAGATTAGCCATCAATGAATAAATAATTGAGTTGACTAGATCATGAATGAAAAAGAGTGACTATATGCCTCCCCTACCTACCACTATACGTATAGGTATCACACTCAAATTTTTGACAATTTTCTGAAAAGTCGTTCATTAGCAATCTTGAACACATTTTCTTTGTCTATAGAGTCAAGCGTTGACCAAGTGTCTATTTCATGGAGTGTACGACCACATCCTTTACAGACAGAATCGTTATCCAATTGACATTGATTAACACAGGGAGAGTGGTTCACGGGTTTCATAGGTATTTTTTTATATAAAAAAAAACAATGGAGGATGAACAAACATGAAGTGATCGGTTATCGTTCCTCCATATAAACCAAACCTGTATAATTAAATACAGATTTCTCTGGGTATTCTCGTTTATCAGTGATATAAGTTTGTTAAACTTACCGTGATACTCCCAGTTTCACCCGGACACGTTAACTCTGTTTATGGCTTTCGTCATACCTACGTACAGCCGGGCTAGGTCATGGCCCCGTAATAAACATTCTACATTATTTGTCAGAGATTTCTACACCCATGTGATTTATTTTACTTATGGGTATTCTGATAAGTTTTACTTATGGATAGCTTTGTATTACATTGGACGCTATTGACTAGATATCTTTACATGATATGATATCTTCATGGAATACAAAATACCTGAATCTATACAGATTAAGAAGTTTAGAAATAAAGATCATCGTTATTTTGTCGTCTTGCCCTTTAAAGCCATTAAAGATAAAAAAGTTACCAATGGCAACATTCGTGTGTTGGCCATATTAGCTGCCTATTGTAATAAACAAGGTTTTAGTATTGTAGGTATTAATACATTAGGTAAAGATTTACAGGTGAGTCCACAAGCAATTCAGTACCATTTAAAAAAGTTAATGGGGTTGGGGTATGTGGAGATGAGACCGCGCTCTGCATACCCAGGCATCCGAGGTAATTTAAGACGGATTGTCTATGATGAAAAAGTAAAGTGGGACGATGTCAAAGACTATATGCTAGATAACCAAGACATTAAACATATTTTAAATGTAAATAGAATAGATAACCAGGCTAATAAATAATGAAAATATTAGTTGCATGTGAATTTAGCGGAACAGTAAGAGAAGCATTTGCAGCTCGTGGGCATGATGCTTGGTCATGTGATTTGCTTCCTACAGACATTCCTGGAAACCATTACCAAGGTGATGTACTAAAGATATTGAATGATGGTTGGGATATGATGATTGCTCATCCTCCATGTACCTATTTAACAGTCACAGGAAATAAATGGTTTAAACCTGAATATAAAGATCGATTTCCTACAAGACAACAAGATAGACAAGATGCAATTAATTTTTTTATGAGTTTGGTTAATGCACCAATAGATAAAATAGCAATAGAAAATCCTATTGGGATTATGAGTACAACATATAGAAAACCAAATCAAATTATTCATCCATGGCAATTTGGACATGAAGCAAGTAAATCAACTTGTTTATGGTTAAAAAGATTAGATAATTTAAAACCAACTGATATTGTAGATAAGGGTGAATTTGTAACATACAAAAGCGGTAAACGTATGACTAAGTGGTATGCTGATGCTGCAAGTAAGCCCCCAAAAGAACGTGCTAAGATACGCAATACAACATTTCAAGGCATAGCTGATGCTATGGCAGAACAATGGGGTAATTATGATAAGCGTTAAAGATTTTTATAAAATGATTTGTGATGTGTTTAACAATGGCGAAGCTTTGCCAGCAAAATTTACACGAAAGGATGGCTATTTCAAAATGACTAAGGGTTGGCAGCACACGCCTGGTCGAGCTTTGCCCGCATCACATTATCTAGAGTTGTGTCGCCTTGTTCGTGAGGATGCCGAACAGTTGTTGTTAGCAAAAACAGAGAAGATAAGAAAAGAGATGGCAAAGCGTAAAAAGAAGAACGTTAAAATTAAATATAAAGGAGATTGATATGGGTGATTTAAAACCTTTTTTGGTTAGACTCACACCGGAAAGTGTGGCCATACTAGCCAAAGCAGCAGCAGATTTAAGTAAAACCAAAGCACTGTTGATTAACGAAGCGATTCAAAAACAGTACGGTAAATGAGTCCTAGCGTAAAGCTTGTGTTACCCTACCCGCCCAGTGTCAATAGTTATTGGAAAGCGAATGGGCATAGACGTTATATCAGCCCAGAGGGCCAAGCATTTACGCAAGAGGTATCTCTTATTGTCAAAAATTCGCGCGCGAAAACCTTTGGCAATAAAAGACTAGCAATTAATATTTGTATTCATCCACGGTCAAAACGTAAGTTTGATTTGGATAATACATTAAAAGCAATATTAGATGCATTAATGAAAGCTGGCATGTATGATGATGACAGCCAAATTGATTTCATTGAAATTGCTAGAGGCGAGCAAGTTGACGGTGGTAAAACCGTTGTTTATTTATATGAAGATCAAGGAGATGATTATGGCAGAAACTAAATATGAACCAAAACCAGGCCAAGGCTCTGCATGGCCTAATGACCGTAAGTCAGAAGATTGGCACGCAGATTATCGCGGCAAGATTCTTTTGCCAGACGGCACAGAACATTGGGTAGATGTATGGGATAAGGTAAAGGCTGATGGTGTGGGTTTTCGCACAATCAAGATTGGTAATCGTGTGGAAGGAAGCAAACCCGCGGAAACCAGGACAGCACCGAACCATAATCCGGCTGGTCAGGTTGTGGAAGAACTCGATGAAATTATGGACGATATTCCCTTTTAATGAGTGAAGCTAAAAACAAGCAAAAACCTATACCAAGTTTAGCTGGCTACGGTGGTGTACGTAAACTGCAAAAGAGTTTAGAACGTAGTAATACGTTAGCAGCCAATCGTGAAGCCGTAGCATACAGTTTACTTTGTATGGCAAACACAAAAATTACGGATGTTATGGAATGGGATCATGAAGGGAATGTTCAGGTGAAAGCCAGTAAAGACATTCCCGAACATGCATTGCAATCGATTAAATCCATTAAGATTGACCGTGATGGAAGAATTGCCATTGAGTTTTGGGATAAGGTGCAAACCTTACGTTTACTTGCGAAAGCAAGTGGCTTGTTAGATAATCCTGATGAATCGGATCGACCATCCGTGATTGGTATTAATGTTAAGGCTCCGGAGATAATTGATCATGATAAATAAAGAACAATATAAACAGCGCATGGATGAAATGCGCGCATTTGTAGCAAAACTTACTGCAAACAAAAGAGATCCTAAACAATGGGCTAGAGACATACTTGCAGATAAAAATTATGATTGCGCTTATGGTATCGACCAAGCTAAGCGCGCATTA